TTATGACTTATTTGCATTTTCGCGTGCCTTTTGTAAGTACAAAATTAAATCAACATACGCTGCATCATACGAGATTGCGCAGCTTTAATATCTATCTAATAACTGAGATAAATCGTCGAGTGATTCTTTGTAAAGTTTTGTGTCATTTTGCATTAGTTGATCTCTATAAAAATTATAATAAACTTTATTGCACAACTCGTTGATTTCTTTATTATCGTAGTTCATTATTTTATCACTTCAATTATTTTGCTCTTTAAATTTTAACATGTTTTTAAAATATTTCGCTTTTCGTTCATAATATTCGCGATTTAGCTCAATTAAATCAATTAATTCATTCAAATTATTTTGATAATTAACAACATCGTTTGTGTGATCTGAATAGTTTGTTTCACTCATTAAATCGTTTCGTAGTCCATTAATAAAATTTAGAAATATTTGCTCTAAAGAATTTAACTCATCATCGCTGCAAAACGCATAATTCACTTTGATTAATTTGCTCAATAAATCATCAAATTTTTCATTTATTGTTTTCTCAAGTTTTTTATGAACATAGATAGCATATGAAGTATATTTTTTGTTCAAACTAATTTTGCTTTTCAATATTTTACGATTTAAATCGTCTATATAATCAGAGTTCATTATTCTATCACCTCAAACGCGGCATTTTGCGTCCCTTCTGAATCTTTTTTAGCCAACATTTCTTTATAAAGGGGCACAACTTCTTCTTGTTGAGTTATGTCCGCGTCAATCTTTAGCATTCTCATACAAGTTTCAGCTTCTTGTATACCAATGCTACCTTCTTCGAGAGCGTTGTACAATAGTTTTTTGCGATCAGTATTGTTGTCTCCCCGCAAATCTATGTTTATGTGCGAGTGATATTTTGCTGGGAATAATTTATCTGCTAAAAACATTAGCACTTTCTCGTTACGTTCGTCTAAAGCAATACTAAACAACACGTCTAAAATTTCTTTACCGCGGAGTTGCACGAGTTCTTGAAAGTATTTACGTGATTTTGCGTGGGTTTTCGTCGCTTTTCTGCCAGCATCCTGAATTCTTTGCTTAAAGCCCGGTCTTTGAATCAAATCATCATCATTTTCGTGCATGTTCGTCTCTTTTGTCAACATTTAACCAATTAATACTAACAATTAATATACAATTTTGTCAATTTCTTCTAAATTTATAAACTTTTTGATTTTTTTTGGTTTACGAGCTCAGAAAACTAGTTTATACTAATGGAACATAATAACAATAATTAAACAGATAACTAACAAGTTATTAACAATTTATAAACAAAAGAAGCTTAAAAAATGAAAAAAGAGGAGAAACAAAATGAGCTTAGTACACGTAGTGCCAAAAAAGTTATCAAAACCAGATTTGAGTATTTACTATTTTAAAGGGGGTTATTGCAGAATAGTAATTGTAAAAAAAATCATTGAAAGTTTAAATTTTATGGAGGGATTAAGTCACAATCGAGTAAATGTATTTTATGATAATGATAATAAATTTTTTGTAATTAAGCCGGTTCTTTTAAAAGAAGAATTGGAAACTTCTTACAAAATAAGTTTAGTTAAAAATGATTCAAATACTTATTATACTCAATTTAATACGAGTGAAATAATGGGAGAAGAAAAACTTAAATTATCATCATATGAAGTCAAAAAAAATACATTATATTTACAATTAAAAGGAGAAAATAATGTCAAAACTAAAGAAAAATAATCCCTGGCGCATGGAAATAAACAAATCTTGTCAGCGCAAAAGAAACAAAACAAACAAATACACTGACAGACAACTTAATCAATTCGCTAATTTTGTTACAAAAGGAGAGCGGAAATGTTTAATAGACTAGATTTGTGCGTTGATTATGATGAGTACGGTGCGCCCTACTGGCTTTATCAAAACAAATTAGATTCGTTCGATGAAATCAATTCCCCGTCTTATTTCAAAGAAGCAGCTGCAGAGTTGCTCGATAGTGGCATTAACAAAATGCTTGTGATCTCAAAAGATTATGACGATGTTATTGATATTTTTAATCTGTTTCACTATGGAGTGCAACCGGGAGCTTTTTATGTAATGAACTGTTTGCAATCTATATTCAAAAACGATTTTAAAGAGATAAGCCAAAAGGGGGATTTATGAAAATAGTTAACAGAGAAGAGTTTCTTAAAATAGATAAGCCGGTTTTGTACTGTAAAATTGAACAAAATATTGACACAAATTTTCCTGTTGATTGTTGGTTGAGAAAAAATTGGAAAAAAGAGCTTTGCATAAAAGACGCAACTATTAGCTTGTGTACTGAAGATACAGCAGGTGATTGGCGTCTTATAAATATTGCATTAGACCCTGATCATTATGATTCAGATGAGCTCAATAAAGCAATGGATGATATGCGTCAAAACAAAGTTAGTTATGAAGCAAATGTAGTTAGAGAAAGAGACGGATTATTTGAATATGCCGATTTGTTTTTGGTGTATGAAGATGCCGACATAATTAAAATCATAAACTTATTAGCTAGCAGCTTATCACCAGAAGGACAACTTGAACTAGTAATAAAGCACATTTATTAATCAATTTATCCACAAGGAGCGTGAAAATGAAAGTGAAACAAAAATACAACTTTTACAAACAGCAGATGGAGCAAGAACTTTGCCGACAATCCAATAAATTAGCCATGCAAGGTTTAATTATTGTACTAAGTGTTACATTGATTGCTGTTTTTTTGTGCAAATAAAATAAAAAATTATCTTCGTGTAACTAAAATCCCATTTAGCTATTTAAAATCAGGTTTAAAAACCTCTCATAGCTTCATGGGATTGATTTTGGGACGTTTAAATTCAAAATGAATAGGAAGGCCTAGGGTGGAGAAAAATAATTGAAATTAGCTCGATTTGAGAATCAACGCGCGTGTATAGTATTAAATATTTATAATATTAAATTATATATAACTTCGGTTATAAAATCTAAGTATTATTTAAATTTATATTATTATGATTTTTTCTTTTCTTTCTTTTTCTTTTGCTTCTTTTCTTTTTCTTTCTTTTCTTTTTTGTAAAAAATTGAACAAATGAATGGTTGTTTTTGTTGGTAAATGTGAATTAATAATTAAAGTTTAAGGAGAAAATAGATGAGCAATTTAGAAAATGCCGAAGTATTATTTTTAGTTAGAGAGCAAATTTTAAAAGATTCTACATTCGTGGGAGAGCTTTTCCCAGTGGTATTGGGCTCTTTATACGAGAAAAGTAAATTAGACAGAGAGCAAGCAGCTGATTATGAGGCAGCATTAGCGATGATTTTTAGTGGAAACTCAGATTTGGCTAAAGAGAAAATAAAAAAATGGGTAAATAAACATTTTTGTGAAGGGTGGGAGGAGAGAGTTGAAAAACAAATTAAAATAGTAGTCAAAAGGAAAAAATAAATGGATAACAAAGAAAGATGGCTTAAAAAAAGTGAGCATTATTTTCAAGAAGCGCCCTATGAGTTCACAGTTGAGCTATGGCAAATACAAAGGATGTTGGTTCATTATATGAAATGGGAAGGACTGGGGGTTAATGAAGGGTGTAAATATGCTCAATTTCTTTATGATTGTTTTTATAAACGCAAGGATCACATAAATGAAGACGGTACTGCACGTTGAAACAGTTGAAAACCCTTGGGGGGAAAAGTTTATTAATAAAGCAGAACTAAAAAAAGATATTGAATTTAACAAAGAAGCATTAAACTGGTTGTTTAAACCTGTTGCGGTGTATGAATTTCAGATTGAAAAGGGGAAAGCGAATGATTGATTGGATTAAAATTGATAAAAATAATTTATGTGAATTGCCATTATATCAGGATGTTTTATTACTATTAAAAGGAGGGATTTTTAATAGTGAGTACCCATTCATAGTGACAGCTAGAGTTATAAAAATAATTGCATTTTGCAAAGATTATAATAGTTTTAAATGGGAATTTTTAAGCGGTGACCCTTATGAGAAATATCATGTAATTGAAATTGGGAAAGCTTCCCATTATGCCCATATAAACCTCCCCTCTGAATAAGTGATATAATAATACCCTGCTGCTAAACATGGACGTTGGCAGCTTTTTGCAAGGACGCAGAACATGGGCAATATCACGATATGCACGCAATACAGACACGAATTTAGATTTATTAAGGATATATTAATCGAAAAAAAAGACGAGCTTAAACTCTCTCTCAGTCTCATAAACAAGATTTGTAATGCTTTAATGAGAGCCAGGATTTGTTGTGTTGGCGATGTATTAAGCAAGACCGATCAACAATTGCTTAAAATTCCAGGCGTCGGTAAGGGAACATTGTTGCTTCTAAGAAAAATATGTGATTATAATAATGAAGCTCTTGTGCCAAGAAGCATAACGAGTAATCGAGGTCGTTAATGCGTCCTCAGCTTTCTTTAAAATCTTCATTAAAAACATCAAACTTGTTGATATAAAATCGCTTAGCAACTTGCTCAATCAACTCTTCTTCGTCATCAGGTTTACATTCTTTGCGTGCAGATATAACCCTATCAACATATAACATCTGTATAATTTCTTTATCATCCATAATAATAAATCTCCTTTGCTTTATTATGTATTAACTATAGATCATGAACAAAGTCTGTCAAATTATGTTATAATGAAATTGTATCCGGATAGTTTTAAATTTAACTAACAAGGAGAAAGAAGATGACTAATCAATCAATTAACCAACAAAAAGGCAACTCAGCTAATCCAGAGCCTCGTTACGAAGAAAAGAAACGTGTTAATGAGGAAAATATGAAAGAAGGTCAGCAACATACTCATCAAGGGCCAACTAAACATCAACAAGTACCAAACAAAGAAAATACTAAAGACAATCATTTAAATAAATAGTATCATAAGACCGGATTGGGAATACTCGGTCGACGGACGTAACTTGGTGAAACCGAGTGCGTCCGTTTTAATCCTCTGGCCATATCCTATTATGATCTTTGTCAAATAATTTACTTTCATGAATTAACTTGCTATCACAAACTTGAAGACGTCCATTTTTTTTGTCAGCCCAATTATAAAGATACATTCCGTCATATCCCGCATAATGTAAAACAACAATGTTGTATCTTATTATATGTAAGGCATCTTTAAAAAAATCTGTTAAATCTTTTTTGTCCAAATCTTCATCATAACCATCTTCAACATATTCGCAGTCGTCTCCGTCCCATGTGTAATAAACTTGAAACTTCTTAATATCAAAGCTCATTTCCTCTTCTCCTCCCAAAATTGATCAATAATTTGTTGGTACCTATTATTATAATAGTTTAAATACGCTTCAATTTGTTCATCAATGCAGGTTGAGAATTTTTTTCTTCCTTCTTCAGTAAGAAGCCATTTTTGTTGCGGTCTACATTTTTCAAGCTTAATTATATTATTAAAACATGCAACTAAATCACAATGATTGGATAAAATTTCTTCTAATTCTAAATATTCTTCCTTTGTTCTTGCTAACGTGCTTTTCATTTCTTCTTAGCTTCCAAATCATGCAGTAATTTCTTAAGCTTCTTAAGTTGATAGGGCGTCAATATCTTTTTCTGACTCAAAGCGTCTTGCAACAAAATTACATGTATGTTGGCATAGTGAGAAATCTTAGCAAGGTTTCTATGCTTCAATAGCTCCATAATCACATTAGAAGTTTCAAACAAATGCCGTTCTTCCTCTTTTTTCTTGAGTTGAATTAGCTTATTGATTTGATAAATATACTTAGGCGGTACGCATTGTCTGGTGTTCTTCCAATGCGAAATGTTAGCCTTTCCTATTTCCAGGAATTTTGCTATTTCTGTTTCTGTTGACACCATTAGTGCGCTTGCGAGCAGATTTTTGCCCTGCTGCATAAATTTCTTTGAACATTTTAGCACTATCTATTTCCTCCTCATCGCTAAATGCTATTATTTTTTCTAGTGTTCTTGCATGCATGTATCGTTCGGGATATTTTATCTTATAAAACACAGTAGTTTGTGAAATTCCTATTCTCTTGGCGAGCTCGTGATAAGTGCCGTATTCGTATAGTTTTAATTTTAAGAATTTGCTTATTTCGCTCATTTTATAGTTCTCCTGTTTCAAATTATTATAAATTAATTGCGAAAAATTGCAATCAAATTGTTTATAAATTTAGAATATACCAGCACAAAAAATTTATTTTAACTAAACTATTGACAGTTTATAAATTTGGAATAAACTAGACATGAGTTAAACAAAAAGGAATTATAAAATGGGTGAAAAAGAGCGTTTCAAAAATATTGTAAGTAAATTAATTCATGATTTTGAAGAATATTGTAGGGAAGTTGATACAGAAGAATCACCAAGGTTTGTTTATGGTATTATATCAAGTTTTTTAATGACATTTATTTGTAGAGTTTATTTATTAAATAAAAATAATATTGAAGAAGTCCGGAGAGATATTCATGTAATATGTGAATCAATAAAAAAGCATTCGGTTAGCATTGATTTTGCTATAGAATATAACAATAGTTTAAAAGAAACCATGCATTAGGAGTTTGTAAATGAGTGCTTTAAGTATTGTTGAGTTATCAATAGATTTAGAGAGAAAGTTATTCGGCAGCATGTCAAGGGGGATGGATTTTGATATTTACCCATCCTTTACAGTGCCAGCTGGTTTTCTTGTAAAAGTTATTTATCCATATGGTGGTGCTGCTATTAGATTTCATATTATTGATGAACGCGATCATGATAATTATGCTAGCGTTTATTTAGATATGAAAAGTTGCTTAGGTTCAGGGTATGACCCAAGAACCCGGGAAGACGTTCCCTATTATGAAGCTTTTATCTCAAGAAACAATGAATGTTATAGGTTTAATTTTGATAGTGAAGATTTCAACCGCATGATGGATTTTATTTATAGTGAACTAAAAAAGGAGAGTGGAAATGAAGACTAGTGATTCAGTGAGTGAAATTATTAAAGCTTTAATAGCAGCACAAAAAGAGATTCAACATCCTTCAAAAAATAAAGTTAATCCTCATTTTAAAAATAAATATGCGGATTTGTTAGCAGTTATAGAGGCTGCTGCCCCAGTTTTGAATAAGCATGGAATTTTATTATCTCAAACAACTAGAGTTTATAACAACAATGCTCCATATGATGTTTTATTATATACAACTTTAATGCACGAAAGTGGACAGTATATAGAAAGTGAGTATCCAGTTATTCCTGAGAAACAAAATCCTCAAGGGTGGGGGATTGCTCTCACTTATGCAAAAAGATATGCCCTATCTTCGATATTAGGCATGGCAGCAGATGAAGATACTGACGGCGAATATCAAGCAACAGAAAGAAACAATAACAACAATAATATCAAGCCCTTTGTTAAAAACTTCCCTGCGCCAACTGAAGAAGAGCGAGCACAAATAATTGATTATGCTAAAAAAGGAGATAAATTAAATTGCAAAAAACTGATAGCGAAATATAATTTAGGGGGCTCTGACAAAACAGTTGTCGAGTGCTCAAAATATTTTGCTGACAAAAAACCAAATGAAGGATATTAATTGTGTCTAAAGAACCTAATGTTTCAGAATTTAAGAAAAAAATTGAAATGAAAAATTTAATTAATCTTTTGATTAAGAGTTCAATGCTTAGCGAATTTTCAAACCAAAGCGTTGCGAGAGAAGCTAATTTAGTTATGAACCAAGAAAACAATTATTTTAGGGAGGTTAAACGTGGGAAATTTAAGCTTTGAAGATGCTTGTTGTGACAGACAAGACATTCCGGATTTCGGTATGCCGTTTATTGCTGAAGAGAACTATTTTAATTCAATAAAAGGAGATAAAATGATGAGTGTAAAGCAAAACAGAGCCGAAGTTGTTACATCTATTATGCAATGTGCTTTCTTGAAAATGGGAAACTCAGGTTACAATGGAGTAAGCATACAGGATTTAGTTAATGCTATTAAAAAGAAAAAAGCTACGTTCTACAATTACTTTAGATCGAAAGAAGAACTAGTATTTACTTGCCTAGAATTCATCCAAGACGTAATGATGACCGACGGTATAGTTCCTAATGATAAATCAATATTTAAATTTCTGGCTTCCCTTGCAATGCATATCGATTCCCTAACCCCCTTCCTCGCGATTAACTTAAAGAACTTAATGCTTCTCCAGCATAACCTCATGGGCAAAGAAGAATTCATTAAAGTTTATGGCGAACTTATTTATTCTAACGTGCTTCATTTGAATGATAGGTTTTCATAATGGAAATAAAAGATTACGAAGAGATTATTATTATCAATTTGAATTTAGATGAGGCAACTACGATGCTTGATACATTAAAAGATATTCAGTCCATGATAGCCTACAAAGAATATACTCCACCACAAAAGAATAGAGATATTTTGGATAGTTTTGTTAAAAAATTAGAAGGATATATAAATGCAAAATAGAATTAGATTTAGTTTAACAGATAAGCACGCAGAGTATTTGCTCGAAACTATTGAACATAGGCTTCTTTATGAAGCTGAAGAAAATTTACATTTTGGCTTGATCAACTTATCGCATAGGCTTGAGCTTATATTGTTGAAAAGGAAAAGTTTAATGGAGAAGGAAAATGAAACAAGGAACTGATGAGTGGCTTCGCGCCAGATATGGCAAGATAACAGCTTCTAACGTGCATAAAGTTTTGAGCACCAATCCGGGTAAATTCACGCAAACAGCTATATCTTATATGAATCAATTAATAGCTGAGCGCTTGATTAAACCTGGTGAAATGTTTGAGTGCTTTGATAGTGTTGCTTGTCAGTGGGGGAAGGATAATGAACCAGAAGCTGCTGCCATATTCAAATCTAACCATCCGCAATTTGCAGAAATAAGTGAAACTGGTTTCCATGAGTCTAAAAATTTAATAGCTGCCGGCTGTTCTCCTGATTTAATAATTAAAAATCATAATGGCGAAATTATAAGTGGCGTTGAGATCAAGTGCCCCTACAATCCAGCAAATTACATTGAATCAATCACCACTGAAATGAAGAAAGAATACTATGCTCAAATTCAGTTTAGTATGTACATTATGGAGGTGGCTTGTTGGTATTATGTTTGCTATCATCCTTATTTAGAACCAGGCTTTCATGTGCAGCTAATTAATAGAAACGATGTTTTTATTGATGACATGATTAATCAATGCAAATATTTTTTGAATGAGCTAGATAGTCGGATAAGATTAATAGTTCCCCGCCACGATGAAATTTAGAAGGCGCTGAATGCAATGATAATTGAACTTGGTTTTATGTGGGTTAAATCATACAAATTTGAAACTCCAGGGGAAACAGTATCAGATGATATTTATTTAGACAAAATATTTAATAAAGCGGTAGGGTTTGAGACTTATAAAATGGAAAATGATTGGGTAATTGATTTTAAGATTGAAGGCGAGAATGAGTCTTATACTCTTATGTTTATTTATCCAAATATGACCGATGAACAATTTAAAATTTATTCAAAAGAATTGAAAGAAGGGAAATACAAATGCAAGGTGTAAACAAAGTTATATTATTAGGGCGCGTTGGCAAAGAACCACAAAGAATCGAAACAAGTTATAGTAAAGGGATGTGCGCCTTAAGCTTGGCTACCAGCAACAAATTCACTGATGCTAACGGCATTAAACAAGAGAAAACAGAATGGCACAATCTCGTTGCATTTAGTAAGAATGCTGATTTAATTCTTCAATACGTTAAGAAAGGAACGTTGCTTTATTGTGAAGGCAGTATCAATAACAATCAATACGAAAAAGACGGGGTTAAGAAAAGCCAAGTTAGGATTGTTGTTGAGAAATTTAATATGATTCCTTCTGGAAATAGAGAGCCACAACAAGAGCAGCCTACTGACCCTATATTAGCTCAGTTTCAAGAAGACGATGACATACCGTTTTGAGGGAGATTATTAATGAATGAACAAAATAAAATAGAATTTGATTGGGAGCTTTATCAAACCGGCGATTATGATTGCTTGACTAAAAGTGGTGATGCAATATGTGGGTTAACAAAATATATTGGTAATTCTAGATGCGAATATCCTTTGATTGGGTGGAGAGAAGATGAATATAGAGGAGCATGTGCAGAGTTTTGGAATTTAAAAGGAAAATTTTATAATAGTTATTGTTTTGGTTCTGCAGATTTAATGTTAGTAAGAAAGAAAAAGACCTACAATGTTATAGTTTATGCTTCTGGCGATAAAATTATTTTGAGTACTCCCCGCCCAATTTTTGTTAAGAGCGAATTATTTGAATATTATGAAAGTGTTGACGAGGAAGAAAAAAGATTGCGCCTGACATATAAAAACCTTCGTTATTTAAAAATAATAGAAATTGAAATTTAATTGCTAAACTTTGTAAATTTTTCTTCCTCTAATTTTTTAATTCTATTGCTTAAACGGCACATGATTTTCATAATAAATGGGTCAAGGGGGCTTCTCTCTAATTTTTCAAGTCGCTCCCCTTTAAATTCAAGTTCTTGCTCTAATGAATATATTCTCCGATTAAGAGATTGAAAAACATCAATTAAAGATTCAAAATTATCGTCAATCGCTTTATTGCCAGTTTTATAGTACGTAAAAATATTATTTTCCACTTATAAACCTCTTTGTAGTTTCTAACGCATATCCACTTTTAACGTGAGCGCCAGTAAATCTTAGCACCGTAAATCCCATTAGGCTAGCTTCATTGTATTTCTCGCAATCTTTTGTAAATCCTAACGGATTGGTATGTCTGCCACCAGTCCAAATTCCCCCCTCAATCTCAACAATCAACCAATGATCATGCCAAACGAAATCACAACGCCATTTTCTTGTAGGACAAAACTTATATTCTCGAGTCGGATGATCAAGACCCTCATCGATTACTTGCTGCAGAAACAACAACTCTAAATCATGTTTGGGAGAAAATAACTTCCTGTTTCGTTTAATCTCTTTTGTCATTAATCTTTCCATTGCTGAACAAGTTTTAGTAAAATAAATTGCGCACCCTTATCAATCCCAACTCTCTTCTTTAACAAATTAACCGCCTCATCTGAAGAAACAAAGTTGTTATCAATGTAATACTTATAAAGTTTTCTTGTGTTGTTTAAATAAATTTTACACCAATCGCACTGCCCTTCTTTGTCAAACGTTTCTGGGTAATTGTATCTAACCAAGTTAACTTCATCATGAAAATGATAAACAGGAGTTGTTTTAAGGATTTTTTTAAGATAAGGATCATACATAGGAGCCAAACAATAATGCCCAAACATCCATCCTTTCTTTCCGTTTGGCGTGATAAGCTTAATCCACCATGCGTATAAACCGTACTCAGGATTTTCAATAACTCCTAAAACGGTACATCCGTAGAACTGTAGTAATTCTCTATAAGAATGCATTTTTACTTCCATTAAATCTACACATTTTATCTCATTTTGTTAGAATAAAAAACTATTTCTCAAATGTTATTGACAAGGAAATTTTACATGCTATTAATACACGCTCTTCATAAGGACATGGCATAATGAAGGCTAAAGAAATTTCTAATCGGTTGTCATTGATGGCAGAAGAAACTGCTAAATATTTACTACCCAATGGTAAAATTAGAGGCGACGAATTTTATGTTGGCTCAATAAATGGAGAGGTTGGCGAGTCTCTAAAGATAAAAGTGAGAGGAGAAAAGAAGGGCGTATTTTGTGATTTTGCAAGCAATCAAAAAGGGGATTTGCTTGATTTGTGGGCTCTTACTAAAAACGTTAGTATTGAAGTAGCAATTAGAGAAGTAAAGGGTTGGTTAAATTTAAATGAATATGAACTTGTCACAACCAGCGCGCCAGTTTTTAATAAACCATTTATACCAGCGCCTCATTTATCAGCTAACGAAGAAACCCTCCATTATTTGATTTATAAAAGGAAACTAACAAAACAATCGATTGATAAGTTTAAATTAGGTTCAAGAAACAATGAGATAATTTTTCCCTTTTATTACGAAGGGAAACTTTTTAACGCTAAATATCTTTCAATTGAAAGAAAAGACAATAAGAAAATAATTCACACAGAAAAAAACTGCAAAAGCATTTTATTTGGATGGCAAGCTCTTAGTAAACTATCCAGAACAATAATTATAACTGAGGGGGAAATCGATGCTATATCTTTTAATGAATACGGCTATGAGGCGTTATCAATACCATTTGGGGTCAATGATTTAAAATGGGTTGAAAATGAGTACGCAAATCTTGCTAGGTTTGATCGCATTTATCTTTGTTTAGATAATGATGAGCCAGGCAAAAAGGCCACGCAAATATTAGCTGATAGACTTGGTAAATACCGTTGCTTTATTGTTGAACTTCCATTTAAAGATTGCAACGAATGTTTGCAAAATGACATAAAAAAAGAACAAATTGATTCTTGCATTAGTAAAGCAAAGAATTTAATGCCGACACATTTAAAACCGGCAGTTTACTACAATGAGCTTGTAACTAAAATGTTTTATCCAGATGCCAACACAAAGAAACCATACTACGCACCGTGGCGCAAAGCCCATGGCAAAGTAGATTTTCGCGATGGAGAACTATCAGTTTGGACTGGCATCAATGGTCATGGCAAAACCCAGTTTCTTGGACAAATTATGTTATCAGCAATGAAGCAAGGTGCTAAAGTTTGTGCAGCCAGTTTGGAACTAAAACCAGAAACTTTTTTGCATAGAATTGTAAGGCAGGCAACGGGATTAAGAACTCCCACCACTCAGTATTTAGAAGAAGTTTATAAATGGTACTCGGATAAACTTTGGATGGTTAATATTACAGGAACTGCGAAAGCTGATTTGTTGTTTGAAACATTTCTTTACGCTCATCAATGCTACGGTGTTGATTTCTTTGTAATTGATTCATTAATGAAATGCGGTATGGGAGAAGAAGATTATGATGCTCAAAAACTGTTTGTCGAGAAGCTTTGTGATTTTAAAAATGATAACAACTGTCAAATCCATGTTGTCATGCACCCACGAAAAGGAGCGAATGAAGACAAAGCCCCAAGTAAACTTGACATCAAAGGAACCGGTGCGCTCTCTGACTTGGCGGATAATTGCTTTGCGATTTGGAGAAACAAAAATAAAGAAAGAAAGCTCGCTAAAGTAGAGCGTAACGGTGAAGAGCCGTCACAATCATTATTAGAAGAGCCAGACTGCCTATGGTATTGCGATAAACAACGAAACGGGGAGTGGGAGGGTACTTTTGCCCTATATTTTGATAAAGATAGTTTACAATACAGAGCAGCATACACAGAACAAAAAGCACGATATGTTCAATTCCAAACTAATTAACTTTGCTTAATCTAGCGTAGGCATCAGTAACTCTTTGCCTAAACTCAGCGCTAGTATGATACCTTGGATCAGCAAGCATTGCTTTAATTTCTTCGTGAGATTCAACTCTCTTGACTGGACTGTCCTTACCAGGTATTTCGGCAGCTGCAGTAACGTGCTTCATAAGTTCTTCATACATCTCAACATCATCAGCTGTCTGAATTGTGTTTTCAAATAATTGATGAAAGTTTTCTGGTAATAAGTTTTTCCCCCACGCAGATACCCTATTAACTCTTTCTAAAGCATCAGGACCTAGCCTTTCTTTTGTTGCAGCATCTTCAGCAGCTTGCTCTTCCATAATAACCTTGAACTCTCTATCGCGTTCAGCAACATAAGCGCCAACCAACTTATCAAAAGTCGCTTGAGTCATTTTTAAATCTTTAGCAGTGGTCATGAAGTTATTTAAAGTTAGGTCATTAATCTCAAGCTTTTCTAAAGTTTCCTTGTCAACATTGAGCTTATACATGTCCGGAGCGGTTTCCACATCTCCTTTCTTGCTCAATAATACTCTCAAGTCTTTAGCGCTTTTAGAAGTGCTTCTAGCGTATTGAGAAGCATTGGTTTGATCGCTTGGCAACCAGTCTGGGCGAGGACCAGTCCCCTTGGTTGATTCATCCCACCACCATTCTTCGCTTTGTTTTTCGGTAGTGATGGCCATAGGATGACTATCCATATTTAAATCGCCAGATTCTCCGGCAACTTTATAAGCCACAACTTCTTCGTTGGAGCCAGATGAAGCGGGTTGGGTTGCTGTTACTGCGTCAGTCATTTTTATTCTCCTAGTACGTGTTTTTAATATAAGTTTCTAGCCAATGTTCAATCATCATAACCATACGCCTCATTCCTAAAACTTCCATGATTTCTTTTTCGCTTAGTTTGCTAGGCAAAATTTCAACATCAACATAATATTTTTTAAGCATTTGAATAAAATCTCTGCCTGCCTCGCAATTCAAAATAGAGCCAGTTTTAATCAACAGTTCTTTTTCCATCGCGCTAATATGAGACTCATTGATTCTATCAATCACAGGATTAGTCATTTTACTCACTCACAGATAATGGTTGTTGTTCTTGATTAGGAGATTGTTGCTGAGCTTGTTGCGCAATGTTGGCAAAGTTCTGCTGCATTTTTTTGTCTGTTTGTTTGTTCTCAATCACCGACTTATACATCTTCTGATCGATATCAAATTTCTCGCAAATATAAGGTGTAATTTGAGGTACATTGAAAGTAAGTAGATTGTTTGGTGGAGGCTCAATAGTTGAAACAGCAGCATAGCATTCTTGAAAATTTCTAACTTCATCTCGTTTAGCGCTTTCAAATAATGGGCTAATAATTTCAATTGCAATCATGCCATCAGTAACATCATACGAAAGAGGACCATAAGGAGTGGCCATTTTTGGCAGAAGTCCTTTCTCTTCAAGCTTAAGCAATTGAACTTCTGCATGAGGAACGCCAAACTCTCGCTGGAATCTCCAGAAACTTGAGGCGGATTTTCTAATCCAGTTTTCTTGCAAGATTTTAACTTCAGTTGCAGTTTTATCAGAGCCGTCATTAATGATTGGGTCGGCATACATCATATCTCTAATGACTTGCTGAATACGCTCTAAGCTCACTTGAGTTAATTGAATATTCCCCCCAACGTCCAACGGAATCAGCGGAGGACGCATCGTATCTTTAATTTGAATAATTGCACCAGGCCGCATGGCAATCATATTAGGGTTAGCAAGCTCCATTGTATTGACCATGAGAGGTCTTGATGCTTGAAAGCCAGCAGAATTCATCTCATACATAGCGAGCGAGTTAGCCATGCGAATATAATCTAAGCACGAAAGAACAGGACCAGTTCCCCAATCTTCCCCAGGAACAGCAGCCCAGCGGAAAGGAATCCAATCACTGTATTTCTTTTTGGATTGAAATATTTTTTTCTTTCCCTCAACGTCATCCACTGTATAAATGTAGCGTTCGTTCTTAGGATTAAGTGGGTAGTAAATTGTGCTCTCAACTAAATCAATCGGAATCCTTTTGTTTTCTTTCATCTTCCTTTTGATGCTGTCAGTAAGCTCTGCTGCTGGCCAATAAGAAAGGATTTCTTCAGCGGGTATTTGATACTTTCGCCAAATGTTTTTAATAGTACTGCCATATTGCATAACATAGGCTTGGTACATTGGGATAGACTCGTATTTAATTGGGCAATGATAATCAATGGAGTCTTTAATCTGAAGCAAACCAGTAGATACCCCGCACTCTTTGATAGATAGATTAGCTTCCATCGTGAAGTTCGACGCTTGAGTGATGTTGTAACAGATTTCAGATGCAGCATCCAAAACCTCTTGCAAGCCTTCTACAGGAGCTTTAATCTTTGGTCCTGGTTTTAGTCTAAATAACTTCTTGTAGGGGTTGGCGTAGTAAGTCTGCACGTTAGACGCAAAGACTGATAGCGCCTCAATTGCCGTTATGTCCCAGCGCATGATTGTTCTGTCTTGGCCAGGAGATACTACAAACCAATTATTCTCATCAGGAAAAGCGTAGCGATAACCTTGCTGCAACAGATTTTCTTTGTAGAGCCTCTTTTGTTTTGCTACTTCAAACATCTTAAAGCGAGCCTCAAAAGAATCATCATATTTATGCCTGGGCTTAGCTTCCTTTTCATTTTCCATCTTAGCCCCCTAGCCGGCTAGCTAAACTTGTGCGCGCTAAATCTTGAGCAGAGCCTTGAACTTGGCCAGCTGCAACAGCTTTATCTAGAGCATTTGGAGCAGTTGGTACGGCAGATTGCATGCGCGCAATTAAACTTAACTGTCGTTGCTGTAAACTCTGATTTTGTTTGTTTCTCTGCTTATCTAGCTCAAGCTGTCTTCGTTTAATTTCTTCGCTAGCAGCACTTAATCCATCGCTTCTATTATCGTCACCCATCGCAAACCTCCTTCTCAGCTAGTCTTACTGTCATTGATTCAATACCAAAATATTCGAAATCTTCTATACCAAGATTGGATAGTTTTTTATAAAGCTGGTAAGGAGTGTAAGCCTTAATTTTCAGCCCAATAAAATAAAGAACTTGGCCAACACATGTGAAAATAGGATTGAAAAAAGTTCTTTTTAGAGTTTTTGAGCAGGTAGTTATTTCGATTGAATGGAATTGTTTCCACTGAGTGGCTATTTCCTCAAAAGAAGCAGCCTCTACTCGATAAAAATCCAAGTAATGGCGAAGTGGATCGTAAATGAAAAATAAACCGTTCATCTCGAAAATAACAAGTAAGTGCTGAAAATCTTTCTTCATCAACCTACATATTGGTAGAGTTGAGTTTTTAAATATCAGCAAGTACCGGTTTGGAATCATCGTTGTTCAAAATCTCATCGTAAATGTTAATGACAATATAACTAAATTTGTCATTAAAATCTACAACTTCATCAATCTTTTGACTCTTTTTTTTGACAATTACCTTGAATGAATTAGAAGCTCCCTTATCATCTAGGAGCTTCATAATCTCTTCTTTTAACTTTGCTGCGTTCATTCTGTTCTGTACACGTGAGCAAATATATAGGCATTGGAAGTGCCTAAATTGTAAAAGTGCAATTCATCGTCAGCTGGGAATGATGCATCAAAAAATAAAACATGCTTTTGGTAGGGAGTTATTAATCCACCAGGCCAGCCTGAACTCACCCACTCATCACCAGGAACAGGAGGTATTTCTCCACTAGGAACCATTCCCCACATAATGGGCTCAGTAGTTTCTACTTTAACCCAGCTAGGTGTGTTGGCAACCATTGGAGTTATCCATGTATCAGTTGTTGCCGCCAATCTAATGTTAAAATATAAATCAGGGTCGCATAATGAATCGCAACACGTTACGGTTGATTTGTAATCCTTTCGCACGCTGTATATAGGCATTTTATTTCATCCTTTTGGTTAATGGTGATTTGCGTTTCTTCTTTAAAATATTTAAATAAAAGTTAGCTTCTTTCTTTTGCAAAGAGGTTCCGTGCTCTGCTAATTCATGTACGCGGTCTTCATGTTCAGAAGGCTTGCCACCAACTAATCTAGTTAATGCCCCTCTCCTTTTAATGGCGTTTTTAAAAACACTTCGTTTCATTTTTGCCTCCCTATTTGTTTTTCTCTAAAAAACTCTTTGCAGCCTCAATATCATTATTAATATTTTTTGTGGGAATAAAGTGATTGACTGCAGATTCTAGCTCTTGTGAAAAAATAGATGAATTAGGGTTATCTATAGAGCGGTTTATGATTCTCGATATAGCCAAATCCCTATTTTCTTTTCCTTTGATTTGTAACTTAGAAACTTCTGCATTTAGTTCATCATATAACTTACTTTGAGGATTTCCCAAATCAGTAAAATCAACAGTCATGGGTTTATAACCTTCTGGAGTTTTAATCTTTACAGGTCTATTATGAACGTCCATATAAACCATTCTCGTGTCCCCATCTTGCTGCCATCTCCCTAAACCAAGGATGTTGTTCTTATAATTTTGCATAGCAATTTGGTTTAATTCTTTGTCTTTAGTTTGTGGAATGGCTAGTTCTGAATTAAGCATTTTCTCCATTTGAATTTTAAGAATGGCTTGCGTGTCAGATGGGTTAATTTTATTGCCATAATAATCAAACTTGGGCACCAATACTTGGCTAGAATTGTATCCAATCTTATGGTATTGATTGCTAACTATTCTATCAACTGCAGTTTGTGCGGCTTTAGATATACGAGAATTTTCCCCAGTTAATATTTGATAAGAAGCATATTTAGTTGCTGGCCCTAGTAACTGCGAAACAGTTTCAACCTTATTTATTCCTTGCGCCTCAAAATTTGACAATTCATCTCGAAGAGCCCCCTCAACTTGATATTGAACATCATTGTACTTAAGATTTTTGTCAGATAATTGCTTCTTTATGTCAGTATTTGGAAGGCTGATAGACGATACAAAATCTTCAGTAAATTGATTAGTCTCGGGGTTTTGATTCATGGCCAGAGCAATTGAGTAATCATTCTTAAGTCCATTGCGTTTTAAATCACGTAGTTTAACATTAAACAAAAAAGGGTCTCCAATTTGGCCTTTAAGCTGATTTAAAGAATTCACAGCATCAATTGGCTCCATAGAGTTTATTTGTTTTGCTTGAAGAGCAGAGAATTTCTTACTACCAACTGATAATTGGTTTTGATCGAGCCCCCATTCCATTTGCTTAGCTACCATATATTTAAGCTTGTTTGTTTCAGGGTTATTAACAGGGTCAATTCTATTAGCATTTACCACAGCTAAATAACCGGGGTCTTTTGAAATTAAACTTACAGGGTCTAAATATTTAGTTTTAGCAATTTCATCCATTCTTTTTATTGTTTCACTAAGAACTTTTTGCTGTTCGATAGAACCATTTTGTGAGTAATCTATATTTGCCAAATTAGCAGAAGCAGTTTGCCTCAATTCTTGCATTTGCAATGGATTTGCATTTGTATAAAGATTTAATTCATTGTGAGCTGCAGTAGCATAATCAAAGTAACTTTGTGATTGTTGAATCTTTTCTGGTGGCAAAATATTTTGCAATAAATCCCATTTAGCAGAATCTACTTGGCCATTGTCAAATGCTTGTTTCTTTAATTGCTGAAGCTCATAGTTTGCGTTCTTTGCCGACACCCCTAAATCTTGAGAGAAGTTATTAAAAATAGACTTCATTTGAATTTGCAAAGAATGCTTTTGCACTGGGTTTAGCAAAGAATTAGTCTGAGAATTGTTTAACAAACTCTCTTCATATTTTCTAGCTTCCCCCACTTTTTGCTCAACGCTTTTGTTTGGATCGTTAAGTAAGTTCTGGTATCTTCCCAACGCGTCATATGTATAAAACTTCTTATTAATCGCATCAACTTTATTTGCATAACCAGTCCCAGACAAAATGCCAGCATTGTATGCAGAACCTAATGAATTAGTAAGATTAGCTCGTAAAACTGAAGCTAAATGAAGGTCACCGCTAGCTGCTGAATTTTCCATTTTATTGGTATTTTCATCGAAGCTTTGCGTTAAATTAACAAGAGCATCTTGCTTTTGTCTTGCTCTTAAGTCAGTTAATAATGAGTTTTTATTTTTAAGAAAATCATGTGTTAAAACATTCCTAACATAAAGCTTGTTTTCAATCGGAGTTGTGTCAACTATTCCTTTAACAAGTTCGGTAGCCTTATTTTCATAATCTAAAACAGACTTCTCATCAACATTATTTTTGTAGTTTTGATAAAGAGTTGTTAATGTTTCAAACCCTGTTGCAGAGTTATTTAGTCTGTTTGCGCTTAATGCAGCCTGGTTAAAAACTTTGCTGGCATAACCAATTTCATTAATACTTTGATATCCAGGATTTAAACCTGCCATCTCCCCTTGCTTTTTAGCTTCTTGTCCAACCAAACTATTGGTAACGTTGCGCGCAAGATTTGATGAGGCAGTAAAAATAGTGGAGTAGTCTTTGTATTCTTCTCCATTAACTAATTTAGAACCTTCCGTGTAGGCAATTTGATTTTGATACTTTTGTATTTCAGCCATTAAATAACACTCCCACTCGGAATGCTCATCGTAAAATTAGAATTATATTTATTCCACGGAACGCCGCCATAATTAAAATAATCCCCAGCAAGTCTTAATCCAGTTTTCGCTATATTAAATGGTAGCCTATCATTAAGAGCCCCAATATTTTGTTGAACAGAAAGGTTTTGCCAATAATCATTTAAACTTTCAGCGTCCTCATCTTCTTGAAATCTCTCTAAAGTTGAGCGTTGGATGTTTGTAAAATTAGGGTTGCTTAAACTCTGACCTTGAGCAGCAGCAACTGCTATTTGATGAGAAAGCAAACTATTTGCATTTCTATCCATCTGAATTTGACGCTGAGTTTGAGCAAGCTTTTGTTCTTGCAATTGAAGTTCTAAAGCATCTTCTTGCGCGTCATCATATTCATTTTCTGCAAATAAATTAAAAGCCTCAGAAGCCCCCATCATTGCTAGTGCTAATCCAATCATTATACTGCCACCTCCAACATTATGCCCCGTAATAAAAACGGTATGGGCATATTTTGCTCTATAGTTATCGTGGCGTCAACCTCCCATTCACCAGTAGGCATATCATATTGACCAGTAAGCAAGGGAACAGGCTGATCAAGAGTTGTTGAACTAAAGCTTAATTCTGGTATAGGGCTGCCATTCAAATAAAGCCCATTAGTTTGATAATAAGAAATAAACGACCTGCAAATGCTTTTGGGAAAATAAAGTCGTCCAGAACCAATAATAGAAACTGGCACAGTCTCAATTAAAATCGGGATAGGTATGCCAACCTGAACTGATTTAGCACTAATAGAAATGGTTATGTTCCCATCATCTGGCACTATTTGAGGCGGTAAAATAAAACCATCAGCATTAATTTGGACGTTTATGCCGGCTAAATGATTTAAATTAGTGACTGTGTTAGTTGGGTTTTCAGTTTGTTGCCAAGTGCAGCAATCTAGGTAAACTTTGAAGCTAAGTTCTTCTAAATGCAGCGAACTTTCACCATCCATAACCCTTCTAACTACAACATACGTGTGGTTAGCAACAGTAACAATATCAACAAATTTGCCATCTGTTGGAACAAAATTCCCAATATCCAGCAAATCTTGTCCAGTTAGCTTTAAACTCCAAGCGCTAATGTCTTGATTAGCAACTGACTGGTAAATAGCAAGACTGCCGTCTCCATTAACAACAAACAAATAGTCTGAATCATCAATTTCTGAACCAATTAATGACGCCATTCTCACAGGATTATTAATTAATTGAGAAGAAACAGAAGAAGCGCTAGGTGATTCATAATATCCGCTAGCGTTGTTACCAGTTAATGTGTAAGCCATTATTTCATTGCCACCACGCTTAACAAAGAAGGTTTTGTTGTCCATAGTAACTGGTTGAACGTCTTCGCTTCCTTTGTCTGTTTGTTGGCGAATAGATGAGGTGGTGGCTGTAAATGGCTGATCAAACCCCTGCATAGAACTATGCTCAGAGCTTGTGCAAAATATTTGTAGCGTTTTATCTCCAACCATATGAAGAATAGGGTCATATTTAGTAGATGTTAGCGTGTAGATTATTGCGTCGTCTTCTTGAGCATCTCCCTGGTCAAAATTCAGATAGTCTCCAATCTTTGAATAAAAGCTTACGAATGGAAGAGATTTAGTTCCTCCTAATCCTAGTCGCGATTCGTAAGTGCAAATAGCTCTTGGCCAACCTCTTGCATCTGAAAAAGCAACTTCCCCTAAAAATGATGATGAGCCAGGGAGCGCAAAACCACTTGCAAATTCACTTAATACATCCATAACAACTACAGTTGGAGATGTGTATGCCGTAATTCTTGCCACCCCCAAACTAATTCCGCTTGCAGGCCCTAAAGAAATAAATAATCCCCCAACATGAGCAGGAACAAAGACAGCCGTACTTGCTGTTAAAGTAATTCCCGTTCCGATCCCGCCCGCTCCTGGCAAGAATGTAGTTGTGTAGTAGTCTTTTCTAAAATCAAAAGCTGGTAAGTTTTTAAATACTGCTTGTCCAAATGTCCAGTTAGTATCTGCTGGGCCATTGAATGTTAAAATATCTGGTGTGAAGTTTTGATGAACAATGTAAAGTGTTTGCTCTATTTGCTGGCATTGCATAGAGGAAAGTTCATCAGTTGTATAGGGCGTGCTGAATGTGTATACGTAAGCTATGCGAGTATCGTTGTCGCCGAATCTTCTATAAAATTGAATGGAATCAGTAGAGAAAATTAAAATAAAATGTTGTCCACCTGAGCCAATGAAACTAAAGATTCTAAAATTGTCGTAGAGAACCTTTCCCCACATAATGCTGCCTGGGGCTTTCTTAGGCGCGCCATTTTTTGTGATCACCACGTTTCTTAATTTCTTGGCTGACTTATAATAAGGAGCCCAATCGACGTTGCCGAATTGTTTCTCATCTAACTCGCCATGAGAAAAATTATTTTGCATCACTATTTCTGTCATATTAGCGCAGGCCCTGCATACTTGGACGCATACACTAAATTACCAAATTGTAATGATGGTTGAGTTTGACTGTCTGATTGAATTGCTTTAAATAATAATTTTTCAACTTTATTTTCATAAGAAATAGTTAAATCTGTCCTCTCTGTGATCGGCATACAAAATAATGCCGCCATATAATAATGTATATAGGGCTTAAAATATTCTGGCAATAAATCTTCAGATACTGGGCCGGTGTAATACAGAGTTATCCCTGATGGTGAATTGCAATAAAGCAGATTGCCAACAATTTCGAAAGGAATACGTCCATCAGTTTTGTAAGTTAAACCAAAGTCAGAAGGAAGCTCATAAGCATACATGTAATTGGGATATTTAGGAGGATTAGTTACTTTGTTAAGGCTAAATTGCTTAATCGCAAACCGCCAATTGTAATCCATCGCAAAAATACTTGGATAAAATTCGTCGTATAAAGCCGAACAATTCTTGATATAATCAGGAGAGTCATTGGTAATATCAGAACAGCCCTTTTTGCCAAGTAGCAAAAGGGCTGCGTTGATAATACGAATCTTAGAGGTAGCCATTTGTTCCCCTTTTTAGATTTACATATCTTACACTGTTAACATCCAGCTAATGCTACTACCACCAGTTGGATCAGCATTAGTGATTATTGTTATCTGATCAACAGCGGGGACAACATTAATAACATATAAAGGACTTCCTGTTGCGTTTTCTTTAACAGTTGCAAATGCTGCCATAGAAGACTCTGCACCAGGGACACTAACTACAGTAGAAGTAGAACCAGCTGTAGTATCTACAGTTCCAGAAGCAAAAATATTTTTCCCAACGCCACCACCAGTAACTGATGCTACAGTCACATGTGGTGAAACTGCAGTAACATAAACTAAATCTGCTCCATCAGAACCTTGTATAAAAATAAAATCCTTTACGCTTATAAGAGAGGATGCAGGGTCAAAATAGTTAGCAGCGGTAATGGTTGCTAAAGCATCAGCAGAAACCCCGTATCCAAAATTTTTAAACCCATTAGCAGAATAATTGCCATTAATAAATAACATTTTTAAATCAAAAGCCATTGCAATTCTCCGTTAAGTAAGTGCACCAACAGTCACATGTGGCGAAACTGCAGTAATATATCTAATTCCAGCTGCATCACTTCCAACTGCATAAATTTTGTCACCGATATTAAATGATGTTGAAACATCATCAAAATAGTTAGCAGCGGTAATGGTTGCTAACGTATCAGTAGAAACACCATAACCCCACGACTTCGGATTGTTAGCCGTGGAGTTACCATCTATGTATAAAAGTTTAATATCAAAAGCCATGATAGTTGTCCTTATGCGCCTGGAGTGACTGATTCATCAACATTAAGAATAATCACGCCCTTTGGTTTAGTAACAAGCGCGCCTAAACTCATCATTGCTAAAGTTTCAATACGAGCATTTTGCTGAACTGCAACCATTCTGACGTTTGGATCCATTCGATAACCAGTCGTAATCGCTTTCTTAGCATAAGCAAAGTTTGAGCGAATGTTTCCAGTTTTGGGGATACCGCCTTCTTCTCTATCACCAAGAATGCGAATATTAAACCCACCAAACGAAGCGCTTTTACCATCGGGATTAACAAGCGGTTTTGCAGTATTAAAGATAGAACTCAAATATTCAGTTTGTTGCATTAACTGGTAAAAGCTTTTTGCATCCACAACTAAATAAAGTTCATCGTTTCCGGAAATTTCATTGCTAGTCATGATTTGGAAAGCTTGAGTTAACATTTCAACAGTTAAAGCATCTCCAGTACCACCAATAACTTGGGTAACAACACCCGTATCAGTTGCAGCATTAATCTTAATTTGGTCTTCCATACGAGCTAAGGCATAAGCATGCTCTTCTGCGTAGGCATCTAGAGGAGAAGCATTCATGTTCAAAACGTCAAATTCAGACAGAACAAGTTTGTTTTCAAAGTCTTGGAAAACCATAGTGGGTGAATAAACAGAAACAGGCGAAGCAGGGATATCACTAGAATATGATAAAACAGGCTTCATAATGGTGCTGTTCATTATTTTTGGTTTCCAAGCATCACCTTGTAAACCGTGTAATTCTTGAGTTAAACCTCTTAAACGGCCTTGCGCTTGGTAGTTTAATTCCCAGTAATCAGTAAATTGTTGACTATACGTTGCGACGAAATCGCTAGCAGGTGTTGCCATCAGCTAAATCTCCTAAAAATTAATAGAAAACCTTGCGCTTAACGCAAAGCATTTATCGATTTTCAGCGAGTAAGCTGATTTGATTGCAACAAGAATTTGGAGTACTAAACCTTAAAATGGATTGATTAACAATTGAGCATTTTTCAGTGTTTAGCTTTTTCTGCAAATCCATGTATATAAATAAAATACAGGAACGCTTAAAATGTAGTTTCATTATACATTTAGATTGTTAATTGTCAAGGGGGAGATTTGCAAATGTTTATTTGGGAATTTGTTTAAAATTTTTAAGCAAATCAATAACTTATAAAAAAATTTGTTAATTGTTTGAATTTGGAGTTTGAAATGATCATAAAGGATTTTATATTTGCAAAAGGAGTTGATAATGAAAATAAGGAAATAAAAAACCCCTCGGGGTGCGCATTATTAAGAGGCGTGAGGGGTGTTGTTAGATTTATGATAATACAGAACCAAGAAGCTGGCAAGGCTATTCTATCCTCAAACCGGCAGCTCCCTAATTTAGAATATGTAAAGCGGCGTTATGTAATCCTGCCTGTAAATCTTGCAATTTTCTTTTTCTTCATCATACAAACAAACCTTGGCATTTACTAACGCATATCGATTGTTATTTGCTTGTATTTGTACCATATCGCTCATCAATGTCAAATAATCAATATTAAGCATACATTTGTTATTGATAAAAGAAACACAATCTCTTTGGGAATTAACATAAGAAAATTGGTTGTCTAATAATTCTATAGAAGCGGTGTTAAATGGATGAACAGTCCAATTATGAGCGCCGACGCAAATGCTAAAGTTAGCGGCATTTTCTCTAGTGTTATGCGCTTCCACAAAAGGACAACCGCCCATAGACAATATATTTTCGTTAGCAAATGAACAAGTTGCAAAAAAACATAAAACAATAGCCATAATTTTTTTCATTTCTATATTCTCCTTTTAAAAAAATAGAGAAGATAGTTTAATCCTCAATTATTAAGGAAATATTAAGACCGATCGTTAATGTTTTTTATAGCTTCTAGTTTTAAATTGCTTTCATAAATAGCAGATACTAAATTGACCACATCTACCCCTCTGCTTCTAACTTCTAATTGGCAATTAGTTGGCTTATGAGTGTAATTGCCGACAAGCTTATTGAAGTAAGTTTTGTTAAGCAGGTTTTGAGGAATCAGCTGTTTTTCCACTTGTATTGAATTCGTAGGCGCGCAACCAAGCATCGAACTTGCCGTCATCAATAAAACCATCATCTCCAATTTTCTTAGCATAAGTGTTACCTTCAAACTTAACATGATTAATTTTCTCTTGCGCTTCGCCTGATATTCTGTTTGATACTTCCTGTTGTTTTTTTAAGTTGTTGATAACGGTTTGTTGTGCTGCATATTGCTGTTTTATGACCGCATAACTTTGAAGAGTTTTAACAACAAAAAAAGCTAGAGCAAAAGCAGCCACGACGCTCATCAATTTTAAATAAAGAATCATTTAACATCCTCTTTATTTTGTTCTTTGCCTTGTTCTTTTTTAACAAGAAACAAATCACTCTCACACTCGGAACCATCAAGCCCATCAAGTTGTTTTCTTGCAGCCATTATTGCATCACAATGACTCATGCCTTTTCTTTCGTATGCCTCAATCATATCGTCCATCACATCAAAAATTGCAATTCGCATTATTCATTCCTTTTCAAATGACTAACCAACTCATTCTCCATACCAACTTGTTGCTCTGAAATTTGCTTAATCATGTCATAGTTGTGTAAGCTTCTACAAAGAACGCCAACGTTAAAAGCAACGCTTAAAAATGATGTTAAGATTGCTATGATCAAAGTTAATTTCCAATACCATTGCATTTTTTTCTCTCCTATTTTTTAATTTTTTCTAGTACTTCACTAGCATAATCGCCCACTTTGTTAACAACATTTAAAACTTCAGTTTTTGAATAACATTCTGGGAAGGCTGAATGATGCAAATCTATAACATGCATAAGGCAAAAATTTTCGCAATCATCGGCGCTTTTAATTAATCCAAAATTTAATAAATCATTTACCATTGAATTTTTTAGCTCACGCACATCTTTAATTAATGAATCAAGCTCCCTATCAAACTTTTCAGTTTCCAAATTTATTATATTATTCACACCACCCCCTCCATAACGCGATTCCTAATGCCATTTTCAATCTTAACCCAAAGCGTAGATTTAACAACCTTCTCTTTGTATAGATAGAATAGCATATACCCATATCCAGGCCACAAGTATTTGCAGTTATTAATCTTCTCGACTTCTTGGTCACTTAAATGACCATTCGGAACTAAATTAGTTTTGCAAAAGTCATTAAGCATTTTTTCAAGAAGCATATTAGGGCGTGAAGGACCAAGGTTAATTTGCGCTAGCACAACTGCAGTAGCCAATTCATCATTAGCTATGTTATCAGCATTGTACTTGTACCAAAAATTATCTTCATAAAATTGCATCGCTTCTTTTTCAGTTAAAAGCTTAAGTTGTTCTTTAGTGATATTTTTCTTGGTAACTGCATTGTAAGTTCTGAGGGTTATTCCGTACTTTGTAGGGCCACCTGGGTCCCAGCTATGATCAGTATAAGCAGCTCCTTCATATTTTAAAATATTTGGGAAAATGTCGTGCTGGAATCGATAAGAGGCATTAGCGCATGTAATTGTGAAATTTGTTACTAAAAATATCAGTACCAAGCAGATTCGGTTTAATATTAGGCTCATAATTTCTATCTCCTTTCATTTTATTCTGAACTTGAGCCATTAACATAAATGCATCAGTTCCGTCTGTTGACCAGTCTTTATAGGGCTCATCTCCGTATTTCATTAAAATATCATTCCATTTTGCTCGGTAATTTCTCAGACAATCAAGCCCTCTTTCACATGCCGGCATACGAATAAAAACTCGGCTAAAAATGCTCTTCGTAATATCAATTGCCAGCTTTTTGTTAGGTATTCTTTCAACGCTACTAACATTCTTTCCTAGTTGTCTAGACTGATTTATATAACTGTCTGAAGTGGCTTTCATGTGCTCAGAATCATGAGGAAGGAAATGTTCTTTGTAATGCAAATTGTTCTTAACCCCGAACTCATCAACCCAATTCCAATAATGATTTAGCTCTTCAAAGCAATTTTCATAGTAAGCAATTGCTCTAATCTCGTTCATGTAAAATTGAAAAACCCAAATGGCAGTAGCATTTTTCCAACCAATATCCCAGAAAGTAAATGTGGGTATAGTTGAATCAACCGCGAAGTTAGTTATTCGTTTATCTTCTTCAGCATTTTTAAGCTCTTTAGAGAAATACGTACCACTGGATGAGGCTGTCCAACTTAAATAAAGCTCTTGAAGAATAGTATCTTCATCCAAGCCAAGTGCGCTAATATCTTCAACTGGGAATATATTTTTGCCTTCATTATCAAATGTTTTATCAACTGGCAAATACTGGCAATGCCAAATATTAGGATTAGCCATTGCTTCATTGTAAAGCCTATATCCATGGTTGTTGCCTCTGGGCGTGAACGTGAGCATTTCAAAGCCGCCATTCTTCAAAATGATAGGCGCCATGTAATTACGAGCAGCTGGGTTTTGAATCGAATATTCATCAAAAAACACCCCAAAAGCATTCGCCCCCATCTTCTTATTGAATGTTGATTTATCAATCCCAATGAGTTTAATAATAGAGCCGTTCTTAAAAGTTATTTTCATTTCTGAATTATTAATTTTATCGATCAGCTCTTTAGGGATGTAATCAATGAATCGCCTACCTTGTTCATCAATAGCGTCCCATACAACCAACTTAGCTTGCGATATTTGAGGAAATACCAATAAGTATAGGGCAACCTTCTTCATTGCAAATGCAGTGGCTATATTGAGCATTAGAAGGGTTTTGCCGGCACGTCTATGAAGCACTAACAAGATATGGCGCTTATGCTCATGAAATAAAGCATTCCACGCCTTTTTCTGATATGGATAGAGGTCTAGCTTATACGGTAGTTCTATAATCATAATTTAATGTAATAATCTATCGCTAGACTTGGATTGCTAACATCAAGCGGCACGTTGCCACCAGTAGTTGTCGTGTCATTAAACGCGCCAGTTGCTTCTGCGATTGGGAATTGAAACTCGCCACCCGAGTATTGCTCGACGGTAAAATAACCAAATGTGTGCTTATGATTGACCAAAGTATTAATGTCTTGTTGAGTTGTGTTGTTACCAAAATACTCAGAAAGCACAACTTCTCTACTTTGATATGGATACATGTATTGAGATCCGTCACCATCACTGCCCCAGCTTACAAATGCCCCACTAAACGCGTTTGCAATTGAAGTTGCTAGTTTGTAAGTTGTACCAGTTTGCCAGACTAGGTAATAGGTTTGATCATACTCTAAACCAAATGGATATTGATCATAAGTAAGCACTCTAACTGGCTGGTAGTTTTGAAATGGCAGATTAGCAAAACTACCTTTGATTATGACATTACTGTTTGCAAAATCAGATACGTACTCTGTACGCAAATAATCAGACATAGATCCAGTAGAAACAAATGAACGCCCGCTGATATTAGGCAAATACATTGCTTTGTTTGCCGTAAAATCTTGGCCTGCAGTAATTCCTCTCCCACCATCAACAGGGCAAGCCCATTGACTACATCTATTCCATAAATTCATATAAAGGTTAGCGCAATCTGCATTAGCTCTGATGCTCGCTCCTGAAGCCTCAGCACCAATAGAACCATAACGCATAAGTAAGAACCCGTACGCAGTTAAGTCTGTAAAAG